CTACTACCGCGAGCCGACGACCCCGACGCAGCCCGAGGTGGAAATCACCGAATACCGGCAGGAGCAGATTTTTCATCTGCGATGGCTGTCCAGCGACGGCGTGACTGGATTCGTCCCGGTGACGCTGTCTCGCGAGGCCATTGGGCTCGCCAGGGCTACCGAAATCCACTCGTCGGCTTTCTTTGGCAACGGCGCGAAGGCCGGCACCTACATCGAAAGCGACCAGCCGCATAAGCCTGAAGCCCTCCAGCGGTTCAAGGCGCAGTGGGACGAGGCCCACCAAGGGCCGGACAAGGCATACAAGACCGTCGTGATGCCTTACGGCTTCAAGAAAAAGGACGACCCCGTCCGCAATGACACGGCGCAGCTCATTGAGACGCGGAGATACCAAGTCGAAGAGGTGCTGCGTGTCTTCCGGGTGCCGCCGCACATGGTCGGCGACCTGTCGAACGTCCGGTATTCGACGGCCGAGCAGTCGAGCATCGACTTCATCACGTTTTCGCTGATTCCGTGGTGCCGGCGGTGGGAAATGGCTGCCCGTCGCGACCTCGTGGTGGACGACAGGCAGTTCTTCTGCCAGTTCGACACGAATTCCCTGCTGGCCGGCGACTACCAGGCGCGGGCCCAGTTCCTCCGCGAGGCGTTCAATAACGCCGCCATCGACATCGACGAGTACCGCGCCGCCATCGGCTACAACCCGCTTCCCGACGGGCAAGGCAAGAAGCGGTTCATTCAGGTCAACATGCAGCTTTTGTCGGCTTTTACGCCCGACAACCCCACCGGAAAGACGAACCCAGCCCCCGCTCCAGACAACATGGACGGCGAGATGGAGGCCGAAACATTGACGACCGGCATCGACGGCCAGCCCGAGCAGGCAGTTGGGCAGGCCAGCACGCAGCCCCGCGGGGCCGCAGACGCCGAGATCGTCTTCCGCACGCACCTTCGGCGACTCGCCGGCATCGAGGCCGACGGCGTTTTGGAGCGGCGGAACAAGCCAGAGAAGCTCACCCAGTGGTTCGACCAGATGCAGGCGCGGATGCGGGACGAACTCCGCGACGCCGCTCAGGCTACCGGTCGAGACATTGATGAATTCGTCGTGGAATGGGCGAATCGCTCGCGTGAACTCCTGCTGGAGTGCCACCGGAGCGGCCAGAAATACGAAACAGCAACCCAAGGATGGTGCGACAAGCACCAAATCTAGCCATGCCCGCAGCGCAGCAAGTCGTCGTCGATGCTCTCCATGCCGCCGTTCGCCTGCATCTCCAGGCGATTGAGCACTACCAGACGCTCTCGGAGCATCTTGGCCGCTGGGGCTACGAGAAACTCGCCCACAAGTACGCCGATGACGTCACCGAGGAGCGGGATCACCTGAAAAAGTGCCTCGCGCGGCTCGAATACTACGACGTTCAGCCGACCTACGAGCACGCCACGCCCGAGTGGCCGCGACACGACTTCGAAGGCATCCTGTCGGCCAACTATTCGCTGGAGACGGCCGCCGCGCAGGCCGAGCGGGCTGGCATTTTGACCTGCCGCAGCGTCGGCGACGAGCTTTCTGCCATGGTTTTTGCTGACCTGCTGGAGGGAAGCGAGGGCTCCATTCGCGAAATTGAGGCTACCCAGAAAGTCATTGAGCAGATCGGCCTCGACAACTACCTCTCGGTGCAGGTCTGACATGGAAATCGAACGCCGGATCACAATCTCTGACGCCACGATCGAGTATCGGGACGCCGAAAACGGCGAAAAGCGCCCCGTCATCATGGGGTACGCGGCCGTATTCAACACCGAAAGCCGCGTTCTGAACGGGTTTGTGGAGCGAATGCACCCGAACGCCTTCGATGAGGTGCTGGCGACGAGCCCCGACGTCATCGGCGTGTTCAATCACGACCGAAACATGCTCCTGGGCAGGACGTCGAACGGGTCGCTCAAGCTGACCGCCGACGGCTACGGCCTCCGGTACGAGCTTATGCCGAACGAACGCACGAGCGTCGGCCGCGATGTGGTCGAATGGGTGAAGGATCGCACGGTGGTCGGCTCCAGCTTCGCGTTTGCCGTCCGCAAAGACGGCACTGGCGATAGCTGGACCCGGAATGAGCGAGGGATGCAGTGCCGCGAGGTGAAAAAGGTCGCCCTTTTGGAGGACGTCGGCCCCGTCGTGCGGCCGGCATACGCCGCGTCGAGCGTGGTGGTGAGCCGTCGAGCCCTCGAAATCGCCTTGGGCGAGAATCACCGACCGACGCAGACCATGGCGAACGCCGCCAAGCGTGGCCTGAAGCTCGCCGAACGCAATGAAGGCGTCGATCAGGTGCTCGTGGGCATTTCTGGGCGGATTGCCTGCCGAGAAGTGGTCAGCGTCGAGGAGTGCGAGTACCTCACGGGCATCTACAAGCGGTGCCTGGAGTCAAAAGCGAAGGGCTGGAACGGCTCTGCCGCCTGGGTGGAGTGGCAACTGGCCGGCGGAGACGCCGGGCTGAAGTGGGTGCAGCGCCGGGCGACGCCGCAGGAGCAGGAGCCGGAGGATGCGACTGTTTTTGTGGCCGGATCGAATGAGCAGCGAAGCGCCGACAAAGTAGGGCTTGTGCCGTCCGCTGGCATGGCGGCTGCCGCCAAGCGCGGCCTGAAGTTGCACGAGGATGGCCGGTCTGGCGACGGGTTGAAGCCGGAGACGGTAGCGCGGGCCAAGAAAATCGCCGCTCGCGAGGAACTGACGCCCGACCATGTCCGCGAAATGCGGGCTTGGTTCCGTCGGCACAAGGTCGATAGGCGGCCTGGCTGGAGCAAGGCCGGCGAAGAGACTCCGGGCTACACGGCCTGGATGCTGTGGGGCGGCGATCCCGCATGGCGGTGGAGCGAAGCCAAGGTTGCCCAGATGGAGCGGTCATCCGAGGACCGTGACGTCGGCGAAGAGGGCGAATACGAAGGCGTCCTGAGCGAGCGGGAGCTTGCGACGGCCGAGGCGTATGAGTCGATTGCCGAAGAGTACGGCCCGTGGGCGCAGGGGGAGTCGCATTACATCGCAGAGAGCCCATTCGGGGCGATCAACTGCAAGAATTGCGTCTTCTTCGAGGGCGAAGGACGATGCTACATCGTGGCCGGTGACATCGCGCCGGAGGCGGTGTGCAAGTTGTGGGTCATTCCAGAGGACAAGATGAGCGCAGAGAGCGTAAAGGAAGAACCGGCGAAGGCCGAGGAGCAGCCGCAGCAGGTGCAGGAGCGGGACGAGACGGCTGATGCCATCGCGAAGGCGGCGGCGCTTAAGGCGATCCTGCTGACGACTCAGTTGCACGCCGCCTCATCGGCATCGTAGGCTACCAGTATAGACATAGTGCTTCGCAGTGGACGCTGCGGAGGACAGTGCGAGCGACGCAAAGTCGCGGCGCGCTAGCGAGACAAACACTCGCCGGCCGCCGCTTTGGACTGCGTTGGCCGGCTCAACAAGGAGCAGGCCGACAATGGCGTCGAATCTCAAGCGTCTTCAGGAGCGGGCCGCGGCTGTCGCCGCCCAGATGAGCGAACTGGCCTCTGTGGAGGACCGGTCTGCCGAGCAGCAGGCCGATCTTGTCCGGCTTTCCAAGGAAGCCGACGACCTGAAGGCTGGCCTTGATTTTGAGGCCCGGCTGGCCGCCAAGGAAGCCGAACTCCGCTCGGTGATCGAGAAGGCCGCTCCGGCCCCCGCCCCGGCTCCGGCCGAGACGCCCAAGGCCGAGGAGAAGAAGGTCGAGATTCGGTCGCTCGGCGTGCATCACACCCAGCTTTCCGCCTTCAACGACGGCCCCGAGGCCGTCGAGAGCGCCTACCGCTGCGGCCGATGGCTGCGGGCGGCGGTGTTCAAGAACGCCGACGACATTCGGTGGTGCAAGGACCATGGCGTGGAGAGCCGTGCTCTCGGCGAGAACGCCAACTCGACCGGCGGCGCCCTCGTCCCCGAGGAGTTTGCCAGCCGCGTGATTCGGCTCGTGGAGAACTACGGCACCTTCGCCGCGTCGAGCGTCGAGAAGGTGACGATGACCCGCGACACGATGATCGTGCCGAAGCGTGTCGGCGGCACCACGGCTTACTTCGTCGGTGAAGGCACTGCCGTCACCGAGAGCGAGCCGACCTACTCGAACGTCCAGCTTGTGGCGAAGAAGCTCGCCGTGGGCACCCGGATGTCGAGCGAGGTGGTCGAGGACGCCCTGATTTCGCTGGCCGACGCTGTGGCTACCGAGTTCGCAACTTCGCTGGCCTATAAGACCGACCTGTGCGGCTGGGTTGGTGACGGCACCAGCCAGTACGGCGGCATCAACGGCGTCGTGAACAAGATCAACGACGGCACGCACAACGCGGCTGTCCTGACTGCCGGCGCGGGTGCGACCGGGTTTGAGTCGCTCACCGTGACCGACTTCGTGAAGATGATTGGCCGGCTGCCGCTCTACGCCCGCCAGGGCGCCGAGTGGTACATCTCGCCGGCCGGCTTCGCGGCCTCGATGGCCCGCCTCCGCTATGCGGCTGGAGGAAACACCGTCGAGCAGATCGGCGGCGGCGTGAGCGAGACGTTCCTTGGCTTCAAGGCCAACCTCGTGCACGTCATGGACACGACCCTCGGTGCCGACGCCGGCAAGATCAAGGTGCTGTTCGGCAACCTCGGCCTGTCGAGCATCTACGCTCGCCGGCGTGATTTCTCGGTGCGGATGTACGACCAAGTGTACGCCACCACCGACCAGCTTCTCCTCCAGGGCACGATGCGGTTTGACATCGTCCATCACACCCTCGGCGACAACTCGCTCGCCGGGCCGGTGATCGCCCTCAAGACCGCGGCCTCGTGAACCTGAAACCAATAAGGAGTACCTAGACGCATGATTCACTCTCAGATGGAGAAGGTTGTCGCTTCGGTCCCGGCCTCGGTCGGCACCTCCGCGGTAACCCTGACGGTCGATACGCTCGAATGGGATTACGCCAGCTTTTCGGTCCTGCGTGCCAGCAACGCCTCGACGGCGTTTGCATCGGTGCTCAAGGTCGAGGAGTCCGACGCCAGCGGCTCTGGCTACTCCGACGTGACGCCCCTCGTGGGGAACGGCGTGGGTGGGTTTGCCATCCCTGCGGTGTCGAACACGGCGGTTGAGGCGGTCGTGAAGATCGACGTCGATGCCAAGGCTCGCAAGCGTTACCTGAAGGTGACGGCGACCCCCGCGGTGTCGGTGAACACGGTCATCACCGGCCGGCTGTCCCGTGGCGTCGAGGCGCCGGTGACTGCCGCCGACGCTGGCTGCATCGGTTGGGTTAAGGGCTGATCCCGAATCAAGCGGGACGGCCATTGACGGCCGAACAAGGCGCATGGATGCGCGCCCGCTCCATACAAGGAGCAAAGCGTGCTATTGCGTGTTGGAAACGTCGAAGCGGAAGTGAGAGTCGCGGCGGTGATGAGCACCCCGCGGCTCGGCTTCACCGACAATATGTTCTGTGTCGCGGCGGCACTGGCCCCGTACGGCATCGCCCCGATCAAGGTGACCGGGGCCTTCTGGGGGCAATGCCTCCAGCGCGGCATGGAGCAGGTCATCGACAGTCACGACGTCATCCTGACGATCGACTACGACACGGTCTTCAACGCGAAGACGGTAGAAGCCCTGCTGGCGCTGCTTCTTCTCTCGGGGGCGGATGCGATCGCACCGCTCCAGACCAAGCGCGAGAGCAACGCCGTCATGCTGGCCCTGCCGGATATGGCGCCAGACGCCAAGGCGGAGGTCGAGGAAGGCTGGTTCAAAAAGCCGTTCCAGTTCGTCGATACGGCGCATTTTGGGCTGACGTTCCTGCGGACGGCGGCTCTCAAGAAGGTGCCGAAGCCTTGGTTCGTCGAGAAGGCGAACGAGAAGGGCGAGTTCGACAACGGGCACCAAGATGCCGACATCGGGTTCTGGAGAGCGTGGAAGGCCGCCGGCAACACCCTTGGCGTGTCCACGAATGTCAGCGTGGGGCACGCAGAGCTGATGATTACGTGGCCGAGCCGGGCGACCGAGGGCGGGAAGATTCAGCAACACACGACTGACTATTGGGCGCACGGCCAGAAGGCCCCGAAGGACGCATGGGGGGCCGTGGCGTGAAGGTCCGCATCCTCCAGGGCTTCGGCAGTTACGCGCCCGGCCAAGTCTTCGACGACTGGCCCGATGGCATGTGCGAAATCTTCGTCGCCAAGGGGCTGATTGAGCGGATGCGGGACGATGTCGAGGTCGAGGTTGCGGAGCAGCCGGCGACCGTCGAGCGGGCGGAAGTGCCGCACAAGCGAAAGCGGAGGTAGCCGATGGACACGATTGTCTTTGGAACTCCGCAGAAGCCAACCGCCTCGGTCACTCCCTATCGAAGCCTCGTCCGCGTAACGCCGCCGACGGTCGATCCGGTGGCGCTTGCCGAGGCGAAGGTGCAGTGTCGCGTCGATACCAATGCTGACGACGCCTACATTCAGTCGCTCATCCGGCTGGCGACGACGATGGTCGAAGGGCTGCTTGACGTCTCGCTCATCACGCAAACGTGGCAGGCCAGCTACGACCTCTTTCCGATCTGGGCAATCATCCTGCCCCGGATGCCGCTGGCGGCGGGCGAAATCACGGTGACGTATCGCCTTGGCGACGGCACGACGCGAGTGCTGTCCAGTGCGGCAAATGATTTTCAGGTGGACGCGAACGTCGTCCCGGGCCGCATCTATCCAAAGTGGGCGACGTCGTGGCCGGCGACGCGCGGCGACGAGAACTCCGTCGTCGTGAGGTATCCGACCGGCTACGGGGCGTCGGCGGCCGACGTGCCACCCGAGGCAAAGCACCTGATTCTCGTGCTTGTGGCCCATTTTTATGACACGCGGCAGCCGACGGCTCCGGGGAGCGTGACGACGGTGCCGTATATGTTCGACACGCTCTTGGCGGCGTCTGGCTTGGGGGTCTACCGATGAGCGTGCGAGCAAGAATCGACATCGACGTTGTGTTTCAAGATGCCACAGACACGAGCCTCACGGTCGGCGCGGCCTCCGAGCACCTGTACGTTACGCCGGGCGGCGCCAGGGCGTTTTCGGCGACCGCCGGCACGTCCGCGGTGGCCATTGCCGGCCTGACGAGCCTCTCGACGCTGACGGTCAAAAACACCGGCAGCACGCCCCTGCGGCTCGGCGGCTCCGTGGATATTCCGGCTGGCCGGCTGGCAGTGATTCCGACGACGACGGCCCCGACCATTCAGGCCGTGGGCGGTCCTGGGGCGTATTCGTGCGTCTGGGTGGGGTAAATGATTGTCTCCGGCCAGATGCGAGAGCGGCTGACCATCCAGGCCCCCGTGACTGAGCAGTCGCCGATGGGCGAGGCCACGACCGGCTGGATTGACGCCGGGACGGTGTGGGGCAGCGTGCAGGGGTTGTCGAGCCGGGAGGTGCTCCAGGCCCAACAGGCCAACGCGATCGTGACCCACAAGATTCGGATTCGCTTCTTCCCCGGACTGACGCATCAGCACCGGCTCATCTGGCGGGGGCGGATGATGGAGATTGCGAGCCTGATGGAGCGCGAGACTCGCACGGTGCATGAGATTCTGGCCCGCGAGGTGACGTGATGCTGGATGGATATGACATCGGCAGGGGCATAGGCAGCGCTCGCGACATTGGTGGCGGCACCGCCCTAGAGTCTGCCAATCAGTTCGTCGTCATTCGCACCGCCGGCGTTCGCGAGCTTGTCGATGAGCTTTACCGCCGCGCCGAAAGGGCTGCGCCGGCCTTGCTGAGACGGGCTGTCATTGAGGCAGCCGCCCCCATCGAGAGCGCCTACGCGGAGCACGCCCGACGCATGACGGCGACCGGCAACCTTGCCGCCAGCGTGATGCACAAGTTCAAGGCATACGACAGGGCGGCCGTTGCCGTTGTTGGGCCGCGCCAGACAGGCCCCGTCGGCTCCACGGACGACGCGAGGTCGGGGAATCATGCGTGGCTCGTTGAGTTCGGCTCAAGCCGGCGAGCCCCAGGCAGCAACGCTCGCCGCGCGTACATCAACGTCCACCAGCTAATCAATCGCCGGATGCGGCGCAGCGGCTCAATGAACGACCAGCAGTTCAAGAGCCGTGGGCAAGGGTATTACTTCCTGATGGGCAGCATCAATGAGGCGAGCCGCCAGGGCGGCGGGCGAGCCGGCTACTCAAGGGACTTCATGCTGGGGAAGGACGGCCGGTCTGGCGAGCAGCATCCGATCACGCTTCGCCCTGGCGAAACGATCGAGCCCATGCCGGCCTATCACATCATGGAGCGGACGATCAATCAGACGCAGGCGCAGGTCTTGGCGACCCTGACCAGCGGAATCCAGCGGGAGCTAATGTCGCGATAATGCTGATCTCCCCAGAAAAGCACATCTTTCAGCGGCTCGTCACGACCCCTGCCGTGGCCAGAATGGTCGGCTTTCAGGTCTTTGCCATCGCCGTCCCGAAGACGGCCTCGCTGCCGTTCGTCATTTACAAGCGAGCCAACATATCTCGCGACCCGCACCTGTCGGGGCCAATGTATCAGCCTGTCGTCAGCCTTCAGGTCGCTTCTTGGGGTCTGTACTACGACGCGGCCCGGGAGCTTGCTGACGAGGTCCGACTTGCCTTGGATGGCCACACCGGCACGCTCGCCGGGGTTACAATCAGTGATATACGGCTGGTGTCGGAAGTCGATGACTTTATCGACCCAACCGTAATGGGAGCACAACTCCCGCCCGCATACGAAGTCAGGCAGCTTTACCAAATTCGGTGGTCTGAGGCTACCGAGTAAGACATTCTTAGGCGCAAGGAGGCGCGACGATGGCAGGGATTACAGCACAGGGACTCACGTTCACCTTCGGCGGCTCGGCGCTGATCGTTACCAACGTCAGCGTGAACGATTCGCAGGATCTGATTGATGGCAGCCACCTTGGAATCCCGCAGAACGGTCGTCGCGAGTGGGTGGGCGGCTTCTCCACGAACCGCGAGGTTTCCGTGGACGTCATCTACAACAACTCTGCGTCCCTCGTGCTTGCCGGAACCTCCGGGGCGCTGTCGATCGCGGGCCCGCTGGCGTTTACCGGCAACGCGACGGTGCAGTCTTCGAGCATCAGCGGCAGCGTGGGGGATCTCGTCAAGGGATCGATCACGCTCAAGGTTGCCTAGTTTGACTGGAGGTGACGCGACATGCCAGGCGTCACCGCGCAGGGCGGCACGTTCACGTTCACCGTCGATGGCTTTCAGGTCTGGGCTTACGTCACAGGGCTGTCTGTCGAGGCCCCGACGGCTGAGGTCGTGGACATGACGCCCTATAACGCGAACATCGGCGAGAGGCTTTTGGTGCCGACTGGTCACTGGACCGGTGGCAGCGTCACCGTGGATTACATCCACGCCCCAAACGGCGGCGACCCCGAAGAGGTCGTTCGGCAGGTTGGGACGCTCGCTTTCGCGAGCGGCGGCTACTCCGTCTCGCGAAGAGCCATTCTTGAATCAGCCACGACCACCGCCCGGATGGGTGACATCGTCCGCGGCACGCTCAGATTTCGGGTTACGGATTACACAGGAGCCTAAAGGAAGATTGCATGGCGATTGATTTTCGCAAGCGGTTGATGGGGGCCAATGACACCAAGGTGCAGCCGATCGAGGTGCCGGAGTGGGGCGGGACGTATTACGTCCGCGTGCTGAACGGCACGGCCCGCGAGGCGTTCGAGGAGGCGCTGTCGGCCGAGCAGCGGATGAAGAACTTCCGCATTCGCTTCCTGATTCTCGCCCTGTGCGACGAGCAGGGTTCGCCGGTTCTGACGGATGCCGACGTTGGCATGTTGGGCGAGAGGAACTCGGTTGTGCTCAACCGCGTGTTCGAGCAGGCGTGGGAAATCAACGCTTTCACGAAGGCGGCAGTTGATGCGCTGGGGGAAGGTTCTCCCGCCGCCCAGAGCGGCGATTCCTCTTCCGGCTCGCCCTCTGTCTAGGCAAGACCGTCAAGCAACTGCTTGGCGAGATTGATTCGGAAGAGATTGCGGAATGGTGGGCATACGACCAGCGGTGGCCGCTGCCTGACCCGTGGGCGCAGACGGCGAGGCTCTGCCGCATCGTCATGTGCGCCAGCGGGAACTACAAGCGGCACGACATTCCAGAGGAGAAGGCGTTCATCCCTAGCGTCGTCGCGCCCGAGCAGACGCAGGCCGAGATGATTTCCGAGCTTATGAAACTGAAGGCGCCGTAAGGACAGCGACATGGCCAACGGTTATCTCGGCAAGATTTCGGCCATCGTCACGGCGAACACCGCGCAGTTTCAGCGTGGCATGGGCGACGCCGCACGCGACGCGAGAGCGTTTGCGACAACGATTGAGGGCAACCTTCGCCGGGCCTCCAGCGACGCCCAGAAGTCAATTCGCAGCATTCTGACCCCGATTCAGCAGCTACAGGCGTCGCTCCAGGCGGCCGGCGAGCGTGGCCTAAGTTTCAGGGGCTTCCGCGGAGCCATTCGCGACGTCGAGGATTTGAAGCAGCGGCTCGCCGGGTTGCAGGAGCGCGACGTTGCTCTCGTGCTCCGCGTGAGCGGCTTTCAGCAGATTGGCGAGCTACAGCAGGCCATCCGCGAGATCACGAGTCGCGACATTCGCCTTGTCGGCGACGCCGGCGGCGCGCAGGGGGCAGAGGCCGGGATTCGGCGGATTATCGCTGCAAGGGACGAGCTTGCTTCCGATGAGGGGTTCTCGGCCCTTCAGCAGCGAATCGCGAATGTCTCGCGGCGGCTGGCTGAGCTGCGCGAGAGCGGGCAGCTTCAGCTTACGATGTCTGGCGGCAGCGACACCGGCCAGATCAGGCAGATTCGAGCCGAATATGAGCTTTTCTCGCAGAGCCTCGCCGATCTTGAGCGGCAGCGAAACAGTCTTGTATCGACCCGCGTTGGCCTGAACATCGACTTCTCCGAGTTGGATCAGCTTGCCCAGAAGTTCACCCGCATCAGCCCCGAGGCACTTGGCCGGCTGATGGATGAACTGGGGCAGGCTCAGTTCCGCGACGCGCAGCAACGGCTCGTCGGCTTGACGCAGATTGCTAATGGGCTCTCAAAGCCTCTTCAAGAGGCGGTCGCGTCGTTTGGACAACTCGACGGCCGGGTTCAGGCGGCATTCATTCCAGCCTTGTCTGCCGCCCAGAATGAGGTGATGGGCCTGGAGCGCGTCCTTCGCGAAACGGGCACCTTTGGCGTTGACGCATTCAATCGCATCGAGTCTCAGGTCGATTCCGCGATTCTCTCGATCCGCCAAATGAAAGAACTGGCGGACAGCATCGCGAGCATCAAGACTGGCAACGAAATGGCGTTCCAGCAGCCGGATGTCATGGCTGCCATTGGCCGCGCTCGCGCATTTAGCGACAAGGCGACCGGCGCCATGG